CAAGCCAGCTGTAGTAGCTTCAGAACCACTGTCAATTTCTGTCACAGACAGACCGTTAACAGTGCTAGAAGTACCAAGCACAGAATCAGTATTTTTACCAATATCTGTTTTAGCTATAGTGCCATCACATTGAGCCTCAAAAAGAGTGAATGGATTATCATAGATATACGCGTCGATTGTAGTACCCCCAGAAATGGAACCAGTTGCGGTTACATTTGTCTGAGTGTAGTAATTTGACCATGTAGGTTTTCCACTAGTTGGGTCAATATAGAAGCAACCGTTAAAAACACCAAGGTTAGTAGCACCGGAAGCTGTTCCAGCAATTACATAACCTCCAGACTGCATTACGTGGTCACCTTTAAAAATAGAAGTGCTGTAATTGTCTGAGATAGTGTAGAGGGTAGTACCCCCATTATTAACGCCACTGCCAACTGCCCCAATAGGTCTATACCCAAAGGCCGCATCAATGTTAGCCATGATTTTATCCTCATGTTAAAATTTTAACGCACCCACCATGAGTGTGTTAATTTTGTGTAATTTTTGTGTGAGGAAACTTAAAATTAACTAGGTTTCTTTCCACCAAAACTTACGCGAGTGCTTCTCTCATTTGAGATCGGCATGCTAGGATGTTGGTCCTTAAGGGGATCGTTAGCGATTGCATCATCTTTATCTTGCGTAACTTGTGCAAAATGAGCTTCACGTTCTTTAACGGTTTCCTTTGGAATCCTTGCTAGCATTAAACCTCCAACAGCTATAACACCATTATATCTACCTGAATCAATTGCAGGCCATGAAACATCAGGATATTCGTCAGCTCTGACAAATTCCCAACCTTCGCGTAGTCTAGCGGATACATTTTTTTGATCCATCTGTCCTACAGATTCGGCCCTTATCCAGCGATGGACAAAGCCAGCTGGCGCAGGTGGTGCATCTAGTTGTGACGGTGGAGCCCATGGTTTCCTTCGAGAAACTTTCTCTCTGGTTTCAGACTCGCGTGATGGTAGTTTATTTGTTTTCATTGTTTTATTATTCATATGCCTACTCCTTCACGTATTTCGCATATTCGCTTAGTGGCACACCTAGTTTTTTTGCGATGGCAACTTGTGATGGTGTGAGTCTCACTGTGCCTTTGCGCGCCTTAACAGTTCCACCTCTGTTAGCAGAGGCTACCGTTTGAGAAGGCGTCGAAACTTGTTTTGTATCTCCAAACTTATGCGGGAAATTTTCACGCATTTGTTTATCAATCTCAGTATAATACTCATCTGTTGATGGGTCAATACCTTTCTCTACCAGTTTACGATGAATTGAGAAAGATGTCAAGGTCATAGGTTCATCTTTACCAAACCATTCATTCTTTTCAGCCCAATCCTCAGCTCTTGGATCAGGTGCTGGAGGTGGCATTTGAGGAGGAACATATTGATCTTGATATTGTTGAGGAATATTTTCTTGTCTTTCCTCTTGTTGTTTTTTTAATCGCTCCTTTTTAGCCTGGGTTGCTTGAACCCTTTCAGCTTCAACAGACAATCTAGCTAATGCTTGGTTTGCTGCTACTTGTTCATCAATATTTCCTGTTTCAACAGCTGTTTTTAACTGTTTTTTAACAGACTCCATCTCATTTTTGACACGTGTTTCATATTGATCAACATAACCATCATCCAAAGCGGTAGCTTTTTGTTGTAGACTTTGATTTTCATTGTATACATTTTTAGCATAGTCAGTAGCTGCTTGTTCACGTCTTTCAGCTTCTCTTAGTTTTTTTGTTAATTTATCTATACGGGATTGAACTTTTTTCCCGTAATCTTCCATTTCCTCATTAGATGCAGTATCTTTTTTAGTTTCTTCAGTTTTAACTTCTGTTTCAACTGCTTCCGGTTCAGGATCAGGGTTAATAGTCTTTTCTTTATTTTTAGGTAACTCGACATCAATAGCTGGACCAGTATCTGGTAAATCTACCATTTTGGCATCAGCTTCTGCTTGTGGCTCTACTTTAGTGGCTACTTCTGCAGGCATATTTTACTCCTGTTTATTTATATTGCAAGATATCCTCTGGGTCTTTTACCACAGCGATTATCTCGTCATCATTAAGTATTCTCACTTCACCACCTTCTATTCCAAATCTGGATCCGGCATAACGACCAAATATAATCCAGTCACTCTTCTTACACCAAGGTCCATTTGGAAATCTTTCTTTGTCTCTATAGGCATCTGGTCCAACTTTTAAAACCAAACCTGTAACTGTTGTATAACTACGCTCTTCAATTGTTTCATCTGCCAATATAATTCCACCTTTAGTTTTACCTTGTCCTTTGTATGGAAGAACTAAAATTCTCCATCCAGTAGGATTTGGTAAACGCTCTATTACTTTTTCATTAGGTAAATGTTCTATATCATCAGTAGCATCTTTTTGTAATTTTTTAAGAAATCTATTTTCTTTATCTTCTGCTACTTTATTATTTTCATCTGCTTCAACTGCTAAATCTTTTTCTTCTAAAGCAAATTTACGTTTTGGTATCTCCATCTTCGTCTTTCTGCAGGTCTTGTATTTCCTGTTCCATAATTGCGTAGGCTTTATTCTCTCCTACGGTTTTGTTATATTCATCCCAACTAGGTAATCCAGCTGAAATGATCTCTTTTAACTCTTCTTTTCGCGCTCTAATCTTTTTCAAGATTATATAAATAGCGTTCTCATCTCTCATTAGTGCGCATTATACACTAAATTTTATATTTTTTCAAGTTATTACTTCCATGGAATAAGACTTACAATTCCGCCACGATTTTTTTGATTTTTTTCTGGTAATTGACCAATCAACTCTAATTCAAATATATTAAATGGCACAGGTGGGTTTCCTTTATGTCTTGATACATAGTTGTCCCATTGCTGCCAAATCCAATTATCATATTCCAATTCTGCCATATCAGGATCGGCCATTGTACTCATATTATTCCTTGCTTTCTGGTTTTGGTTGTCTTGTTCCACCTACATATAGACCAAACCACGCGGCTCCTGCACCTACAATGACAGAAACAAAGGCAGATTGTGCATTTGTTGGGTCAGGAAGCGCCATGAACCATTCTGTTGTTCGATAAAAAGCAAATCCATAAAGTGTGATTAATAGTCGTGGAAATATTCTCCACGCTGTTAATCGTTGTGGTGTTATCATTTTTTCTTTAATAATCCCATTGCGCCTTTTCCGGCCTTGATGCCGAAGCTTGCTGAGCAGGCGATATATAATAAATGTTTATAATAATCCGGAAGCTGTTGCAGGGCAATAAACCCAGCTTCAATATGTGGTGTCATTCCTGGAAAAAATACTAAAACTGCAGGCCCCAAAAGGCAAATTAAAATTAGCTCATCTTTCCACGACCCTTTCATTTGATCGACAGCAGATGCTTCCCACGCCACTTTTCCGGCGATCTGATCTTGCTTGAGCTTAGTTGCCGCTTGAACTTCTGTTAGTTTCAATTGAGCCTTCGCTTTCTTTGTTTCTACGAAGCCAGAAACTGCTTGTCCTGCAACGCCTAATAAGGGTTTTAATAATAAACTAAACATTTAAAGTAGGAACCGATTGTGATTCTTGCATTTGTTGAGCCTCTTCCATTCTTTTTCTCATTATATTTTTTCTAAACATTTCTTCTATAACGGCTCTTTCAGAAGGGGGTAAACTATCTAAATATTTCATTGCACGATCAAATAAAGGTGCGGGCACTTGTTCACCCATAAATCCTATGTTAGGTGGGTCAACATGATGTGGAGCATTTCTCCACGCTTCTAATTGTTCTCCTACATTTTCTCTTGTTGCACCAAAAGGTTTACGTGGTTTCTCTGCAGGATATAATGATGCAATTCCACTTTGATCTATTTCTGGTCCATCAACTGGTCCACCTTCATTAAAAGTCCATTTTAAATTTGCTGTTGCTGAAGGATTTATAGACATATTTCCTAAATTAATATTAGGATCAACATCTAAACCAAAACTAAAATTATCTCCTTGATAACCTATACCAGAGTCTCCTTGACCAGGTAATGGATTAAGATCCCATCCTGTATTATCTGTAGGTATGGTAGGCCTAAGGTTAGCTTCAGCTGGTTCATTTGCAATTAAATTTTGTGTATATTGAGGTGTAAATTGATCTGCTGTAGCTTCATTTTGAAGCATAAGCCAGTTAGCATAATTATCAAATCCAAATTTAGGTCCTCCACCAATAAGATCGTAGTTAGGAGCAAAATAAGCACTTCCAGTTGTATCATCTCCACCTGTAGCACCGGAACCTGTTATGTTTCCTCCACCATTTCCTCCTCCACCATCATTAGGTGGTGGTCCGACGTAATTAGGGTAATTAGGATTGCTTATGTTTAAATTAGTGGTTCCTTGCCCTCCTGGTGCGTAATATTCCGCTGCACTTTGAGATGGGCCAATCCATGGCTGTTCGTTTGATCCAGTTGTTCCTGGACCTCCAGTTTCACCAGGTGGTACACCTGATCGCGAAGGCCCAGTAACAGGTCTATTAAATCTTTTTAGCGTTTCTTCAGTTTCGCCTGGCATTATGCACCTGGTAATATTATTGCTTTAAGGACAATTAAAACAACTATGGCAACGATACCGGCTTTAATCCAGTCTTTTATTCCCCAGTCATTCCATTCTTTGAGATGCCCCCAAATATCTTTCAATAACTTCATATTTCCTCCTATGTTTGATTATTTTCCACGTCTTTGATAACGTATTTTTTTACCTTTTGTAACTGTTCCACCTGTGCTGATTTTCATTGGTTTTTCCCTTTTTGTTTTTATAACGTTTTTGCCATATCCAGGTGCTTTCCTAATAAACTTCCTCATTTCATCTGCTGTCATTCTTTTTTTTCGTTTAGGATCTACGTGTGGACTTGGTTTTCCTGTTCTTGATTTTTCTAACATTCTAGCAAGTGGTCCTTTTTGTCCTTTTTTCCCAGCTCTTGCAATTGCACGCTCACGCGCTGTACTTCCTGATGATATTGTTGCTCTTTGTGGCATTTTTCCTCCTAATGTATCGTTGGGCTTTCATGAGGTATATGGTTATCCATAATCTCAAAACTAGCTGCTAATTGATCAAAAATCATATGAGTTTGTTCAGGTCCCAATTTTGTTAAGTAAATGTTTCTTATCACAGAAACCATCGCAGCACAAAACAAAAGTTGATCATCTGGAAACTCTATTGTTTCCGATAAAACAAGCTTTTCCGTCTTTTCTATGTACTCTTTAATCTTTTTTAGGTTTCGATCCATTTCCATTTGCTTTACCCTTCATTTGTTCACGTACAACAGCCATATTTTCTTTTAATACAGCTAATTTTTCCTTACTCTTCATATCCGCTTCTGTAGATTGTTGATTCATTAAATCAACTCCTACTTGGGCTTCTAACTTATCACGATCCAAGTCTAATCTTTCTGTATCCATTGTCCAGTCTTTTCTTAATCGTTCTTTTTCTTCTTTTTGTTTTATAAGTGTTTCCATTGCACGAAGATCAATTTCTTGTTGTTTAAGTTTAACAAGTGGATCATCAGCCATTTCTTCAGTTCGTTTTCTTTCTTCCTCAAGCATCTTTTGAACCATTTCTGCTTCTACAGCAGCAATTCTAGATTCTTTTTGTTGTACTAATTGTTGTTGTGCCTGTTGTGCCTGTTGTGCCATTTGAGGATTTTGCTGTGCTTGTTGCATCATTTGTTGTACTTGTTGTGTTTCTTGCATCATTTCTTGCTCTACCTGTTCTGCTGCAAGTAATGCAATATGCTCTAATATATGTGATTCCATCATTGCATAAAGTTGTGGATTAATCTGCACCATTCTTGTAGCAATAAAATCAGCATGAGTTTTCATGTGCTCAGGGTGATTTTGTTGTGGAAATGCTTGTGGTTGTTCACCACGCATTGATAATGCATTTTCCATTGCGGGGCTTTTAGGTTGAGGAATGTTAGGATCAGGTTTTAAAATTGCATCCACATTATCCACACCCATCGCCATATACATTCTTCTATATGCTTCACGTATATTATGTAGCATTGGATTTGATTGTGCTAATTGTAATTGTTGTTGTGCCAACATAATACGTTGCGACATAGAAAATATATTAGGATCACTAATTGGAATAATATCAACACGGTCATCAAAATCTTGAACTTTAATTGATTTATTTCCACCTGAAACCATGTAAGGATATTCTGGTGGCAAATAAGATTTAAGAACATCTGCTAATAAATTAAATTCCAATTTTTGTGCATAGTGCATTCTTTTATGAATTGCACTCATAACCCTTGTTCCTCTTTCCAATAAAGCTAGTGTTGTCCCAACTGGATTTTGTTCATTTCCTTCACCCATTTTCATATCAGCAATTGCTGCAAATGATTTACCTGCATCAACTGCAAATCCTAATAATTGAAATAAAGTTGTACTTGGCTCCTTATAAGGAAGAGGTAATAATGATTCTTTAATAGATGTTCCTGTAACATCAACATCTCTAAACTCTCCTGGTTGTAAAGGTTCATCATGGTCACGTATACGCATACCACGTGCTTTAAATCCTGCTGGAAGATTGGCAAGAGTACCTGCATCAATTAACTGCCGCAAAACACTTGTTGCAGTTCTTGACAATCCACCTAGCATATGTATTAGACCAAAGCCGTAAAAGCCTAGTCCTGGGAGGAACTTAAAATGTACAAAATATTGTTTTTTATTTTTAGTTTCATCATTTTCATCCCAGTTTCGTCTAATAGACAAAACTTCTTGGGAGAATTTATCAATTGTTACAATATAAGGAAGTTTAATACCATTAGGATCTTCAAATCCTTTTAAATCTAAATACGTGTGTACTTCTAATACTAAATGTTCTTCATTATCTGAACCATAAGACTGTTCTGTTCCTTCTAATACATTAACCTTATCTTCTACATCTGAAGTTTCAACAGTTCCACCATGTACCTCAACATCACGGTAAAAACCATTTACTTGATTTTTTCTTAAGTCATTGCTACTCATTTTAATACAATGCGTAACACGTTGTGCACTTTCTATATCAGTTGCAAAATAATCTATTATTAAATCTTCACTGGATATAAATTTAGAAACAGCACGGTTAAGTTGACCATCAAAATAAATTTTCTTAAAAGCTGAACCTGCAAGAGGTAAATAAAAAAGCATTTGATCCAATTCAGGATCGTATTCTTTCATAACAGTGGTTAACTGATAATTCATGAATTCTTTAACACGCATTGCCTGTTCTTCAATTTGTGGTGATATATCACCTATAATTTGGCAATTAACAGGTCCGCTTGCTGGAAGAAGTTCTTTATACGCTTGTGCTTGAAATTGTGTAACAGATTCTGCTAAAAGAGGATGTACAACACCACTTGCTCCTTCAAAAGGCTGTGTGCGGTCCTCGTATTTAAACCCAAGCATATCAAGTCCTTTGACATACGTATCTTCCCAATCTTTTCTTGTTTCTTTATCACTTTCAAAAAATCCAATTAAATCACTCGCTAATCTTGCAAGTTCATCTTCTTCTACAAACTCTGCTAAATTAACACCATGATCAGTTGGTGGTTGCATTGGAGTATCATCAGGAATAATTGCTGACCCATCTTCTTGTAATTCAAATTCAGGATCGAATTCTACATTATTTTCTACTGGAACTTCAACTCCTGCATTCGGTTCCATATCTAATCCTAGATTAAGCGCTTCTAATGCTTTATCAATATTATTTTTGTTTTGATCTGCCATATTAAGTTAAAGGGGATACAATAGGTTCAAATGCATCTCTAACCAATCCTCCCGTGTTGTATGATGAAATACCACTATCCATTTTTTGTGTTGTGGGTATTATACCTTTTTTATCTTTTAAAAGCAAGACAGGAATACTATCTTGTGGTACACCATCACCATCAACTATAACAGTCTCATCAAACTTTGCACCTGTTTTTTTTGATATTTTCTTCATTTGTGGAATCATAATATTCGTATAAAATCCAGTTTTATTTTCTCCTTTTATCTTTCCACTCGCTAATGCAACGCCGTCATAATCACCACTTTCTTTTGCTGCACGAAGTAAATACTGCATTATAAACCGTCCGTAATCTTTTGAATCCGCAAAAGGTCCTTCAGGAATATTGGAGCCTGATTTATATCTTTTTTTACCAGGCTTTAATTGTTTACTTGCTTTAATAAGCTGTGCTTGTTGTGCACGAAGTGGCCCAACATTAAGTCCACCAGCTTCATCAATTTTATCTTGTATTTTTGCAAGTGCAGTTTCTATTTTTGAAACTTCTAAAGAATCAGGGTCATAAAGGTCTTTTCGTGGCACATACCCTTTCCCTGGACTATTTCTCTTGCCACGTGCGCCTTGGTGCATATCTGATTGTATTTCTTCTACAAATAATATCTTTCTTCCAAACTCATCATTTCTATCTGAGAAACGAACCCAAACAAACATATTATCCGGTGATTGCGCACCAAAATCATGCCCTTCTGTAAATATTTTTTCCTTTTGTCTATAAGTACCAGGTTTATAAGAAAATAAAATTTCCTGGTAATTTTGTCCACCACTCATGGTTTGATCGCCTGCGTGCTTTGGTTTTCCTGATGCTGTATATTGAATTCCTTTTTGATTCAGTATATCATCAAATACAAGTGCTAATTTCTTTGCCATAAACGGCATTTGTTTTGCGGGGTCAAGTCCTTTTCCGATAATTTCATCAATGCCAAACTCATCTTTAAAAGATTTATTTACAATGTTTTTTAATCGCACCATTTGCGGTCCTGTAGGAATCTCGCGCATTCTATTCATTTCTGGATATATATTATTTATTATTCTTCTTGATTTTTGATCCATGTAAACGGGTGGGTGTTTTCTTATGCCATCAATAAAAGATCTAGCATCTTTTACAAGCGCATTCGTATCACGCCATCCAAGTACCTTTGCATCTATTTGAGGTGCTATTTGATCAAACTCTAATAAAAGTTCTGATTTTTTTATTTTATCATTTGGAGTTGACATTAAATGGTATCCTAATGATGTATCTTTTAATTCTGTATCACCAACACCTTTATTCTTTAAATATGCAAGCCATTGTTTTCCTGTCATTACATTCTGGTTTGCTTCTGCAATTTCTTCACGTGATTTCCAAAACATTGCTGGCATACGTGCTTCTCCTTGCAATGACATTGTAGTTGTTGTAGGTATGGTTTTTGGCGAAGGTTCTGGATGATAACCAGGAAGAGCTATTCTATCTGATGATATTTCGTCTCCTCGTTTAGAAACAATATTAACAGTGCTCAACGATCCTCCACCTTCGTGTAATGGTGTTTTTTGCCATTTCTCGGAAGCTTTTAATGCTTCATCATAAGTACTAAAAGTTTTTTTCCCAAAAATATTTTTTCCCTCATCGGTTTTAACTGTGTAAGTCGTAGGACCTGATAATTTCATTTGTCCTTTGGATATAGGACCAAGTGGTTTTACTGCCGTTAATCCTTTCGTTAAAGAACCAACTGTTTTTAACTTATTAACAATACCACCTATATTATAACCGTGCAAAGTTCCTCCTCTGAACTGTGATTCCCAGTCCAATTCGTCTGTTTCCTTTTTAAAAAAGTCATCTAATTTTTTTGCTGCTCGTCTATTTTCATCAAATTTTTCAAATGCTTCTTTATTTTTCCTCATCTTTTCCATTTCTTTAAATTTATAGTTTGCAGTCATTTTTTCAGGAGCTTTAAATATAGGACCACTTGGTGAGAAAGAATTAACATATTTTTCAAAGAACATTTCCAATTCATCCGCACCAGTACCAGCGTCAGGTAAGTAAACTGAATATTCATCATACAGAGCTGGATCCACATCGTCAAGTTTTGTGAATGATCCATCAAGAATCATATCTTTACGTAGTTTGTCTCTGGAAATATTCCATACTTCAGATTCATCATATATAGCCTTTGGATCCGGACCACTATCCCATGTTTCAATTTCATTAATTAATTCAGTCTTTCCATCCTTCTTATTAATCATTATGACCCTATCCTGCCGTTCGCCGTTCGCATCCGGCCATCTTAATTCTATATCATTTTTTGTTTTCTTCATAGTAACGAGTTCAGTCTGTCCTTCTGGAGTCTTTATTTCAAAAGTCTGCCCTCCTTTCCAATCCATGGCTTTCTTAGGATCCGGCGAAGAAAAATGTGTTATTGCTGAATCACCATGTTTGGTTACATTAATCCCCTTTGTTTTATGGGTATTATATGTGTTGTCTAAAACACCTATCATACTCTTAATCCAAGGAGGGGTTTTAACAAGTGGAAGCTTCCCTAATGTCTGCGCCTTTACGTTTGGTAAAACTTTCATTCCACCAGGAAGTGCATTTGATAAGGCGAGTGAGCCTAGTCCCTTCATAAAATTACGACGGGTTGTTTTAAAACCTTTTGATGCTTTATTTGCTGTCTTGGCAACTTGCACTAATCTATTAAGTTTACCGAACATAATGACTTAATATTCCTCCTGCTGCTTTCTTTATTTTAGGTCCTGGGACCTTGGACTTCACATATTTCCATCGCTTTTCTTTACCATATAGATCACGAATCTTTTGTTCCACACGTCTTTCGCGCGTGAGCTTGGGTCCAGTGCTAGGTTTTCTTTTTGGACTATATGCTGTTTTTAAAATTAGATCTTTTTGTTTCTTTGTTAATTTTAATTTGTTTAATAATTTGACTAATCCACCACTACCCCATCCAATACGGGCCGTTCCACCTGGAGTATAAATTCCTTCGGATAAAAAATCTTCAATATCAAGTCCAAATTTTTGTTTAATTTTATTTCTGTTTAAAAACAATTTAACTAATTCGTCATCACTGAATGCTTCATTAGGATTAACAATTGTTGATCTAATATTTTTATCCAACATTTCTTGATCTATTTTTTTCATTAGATCAAAATTTTCATCAGCTAAAGCACCAATGTATTGTTGCTCTAACTCAGGCTGCACCTTTAAATTTATATCTGGTTCTAAATATTGTGTTTTACCAGCTTCTCCGCCAGACCAAGGTGTACTAATTTGATCAGGAAATCTTGTACTTCCTTCTGGGACTAAGTCTGGTACATCATGTGCTAAATGCATCGTTACTTTCCCAGATTCATCCTTTGGTTGATTCTTTCTCATTAAAGCATAATCATCATATTCACCTTGAAATTTAAAATAGGTATTTTTATTTTGAGGATTAAAAAATTCCTGTTTTCTTAAAAATGTTAAAAATGCTGGAACATCTTTTTTAAAATTACCTGTTCTAAATTGTTCTGGGCGTGATCTCCAAATATCCACCATGTATTGATTATCTATAGCATCAACTGTTTCATCTGCATATTGTGGAAAAAGCTCTTTTAATAATTTTTCTGATGGATCACCTATAGGTTTCTTTTTAACTATTGTATTAAAAACCCAATCTACTCTTCCAGCTTTTGTTTTTACATTACCACCTAATAACTCAGTCATCCTTTTTGATGTCAACCCATCAGGAAATAAGTCTGGATGTTTTTTTACAATTGCATTTATTTCTTTACTTTTCCACTGCAAAGGTAAAACAGCTTTACCATCTTTTTTAGGAGCTTTATCATAAATTGGTTTTAAATGATTAGCTATTGCTTTTCGTTGTGCAATATTAGATATCATTTGATAGGTATCACCTCTTCTAAACTCGGGGCTATACTTACCACTTCCAACACCTGGTTGTCTTATTTTTTTTCCAATACCCGTTGCAGGTGAAAGTTTTCTAATTTTTTTAACTTTGTCTGTAAGTGAGAGTAAGCTCATTATTCATCGCCAGTGAATTCAACCGTTATCTCAGGTAAGATTTCTCTTCCTATATATTCCAGGCCTCCTTGAGGAACTCCGAATCCAACACCTGCATCTAACGCTTTGGCTTTTTTAGTTTTTCTTATGTTTTTTATTGTTTGACTTAATTTATTTCCTTTACGTATGAGATTTGCGCCTTGGCCTAGGGCACCAAGTGGTCCAAGTGTAACAGGTAAAGTTCCTGCGATACTACCAACCACTCCTGGAATATCATGTGATAAAGCATCACGGTCTGAATAATATTTTAAATCTTCAAAATCTTCCGTTGTCATGTCCAAAGCAGGCCTTATTATCTCGTCTATTTCCGCTTGAATTGCTTCCAATGGTGCGTCTGGATATTGAGACTGTAAATCATTAGTGATATACGCATCATCTTTTCCTGCATATTCATTTCTTATATTTAATACTTGCGAATATTTTTCTTTCATTCGATCATCAACTAAAGTATCTTTATATAAAGATTCATCTGCATCAAGTATACCACCAAAAACACCTCTAGGTGTTTGAAGAGGCTCAATACCATATTTTTCTCTCATTAAATCACTATAACCTGGAAACTCATACATTTCGTCTACTCTTTTTTGTTGTTCTGCATCTTTTGGGAAAAAAGTATCCATAGGTCCAATACCACCTAATGCATCAATTGGTTGCATGAAACGATAAGCACCAATTGCCATTTCAGGAAGATTTTTTGCAAATCCCACAATACCTCTTCCCATCATTTTTCCTCTTTCTTTTGCCTTATCAAAAAATGTTGCATCGTCCGCAAAAGGTTTACCCCAAATCATATCATCAAAATCAGTAGAATCTAATAATCTTCTGACATCACCTGGACCAGAATAAAATAAAAAAGGTGCATCTTCCAAACCAATACTTTGATCAAAACCAGTTCCAGGAATCATTTCTCCTGTTTCACCACTATATTGATATATTAATTGTGTTCCATCCTTAACTTTTTTAGGATCAAATTCAGATGGATGTAATTCTTCAACTTCATAGTCAAAAGGATCATCATCACTTTTTCTTTTTCTTGAAAAAAGAACTATATTAGGATTTCTAAAAAAATTTCTTCTCTCTTTATCGTAGTCTTTAATACCACCACCAATATCATCTTTTTTTGCTTCTTGGACGTATTGACCTCTTGAATACCCCGGTCGCACGTACCTCGATAAAATGCCTTGTGATTTCATTAATAATACTCCCTATTCTCAACGTGCACGCTTTCTTCTACGTAATCATCTTTTAACTCAACGTAATAGCCTTGTCTATATTTCATTAAAGCTTGCGTGGTGGAGTCCACGTAGTCGTCATTGTCTCCAAATGGGAATGCAGCACATTCCTCTATAACTTCTTCCGCAAATTTTTCGTCCGGTGCCCAAATTTTTCCAGATTCAAAAAGTGGAGCAACACTATTTACTCTTGAATGCTTATCATTTCCTTTTGACGGTGTAAAGTTTAAAACTGGTATGCCCATTTTTTGTAATTCATGTGTAAGTGGCATTCCAGATGCCTTCGCTTCAACAATAATCATCTCCGGTTCCCAATATTTATACTCTTCGAGTGCTTTTTTCTTTAATTCTGGAAAATTCCATCGTCCTTTCTTCGCATCAAGCAAAATTAAAGACGTTCCAGTGTCATCATCAGGCTCAAAAATGCCCCAAGTTGTAATTGCAGAGTAATCTGCCGTCTCTTTTGCACTAAAAGCTGTATCATAGGACTGAATTATGTAATTTAAGTGCGGAATTTCGCTTTTTTCCCACGTTTGCCACCATTCACGCTTAATAATTGCGCCTTCTTCGGATGTTGGCGCCTGCATCCATTGTGCTTGCCACTTTGTAAGCGGAATTGATGCCTTAACACCAAGTAATCCCTTCATGGACCAAAAATTACCCCACATAGGTTTATCATTTATGATCGCAGGGAACTCAACAACTTCCCATTTATCCGTCATATCGTCTTTTCCTTGGGCCTCGAGCAGTTTGCCAGTGAGATCTTTCACTGACCAACGTGTCATTACGATTACTATGGCACCACCAGGTTGTAGACGTTGTCTTGGCCCAGAAGTATACCACTCGTAATGAGACTCAAGAACAGTAGGGCTAAGAGCATCTTGTTCCGAATGAGGATCATCAATAATGAGTAAATCAGCCCCACGCCCAGTAATAGCACCGCCAACCCCGGCAGCAAAATACTCGCCACCATGATTAGACTCCCAACGGCCAGCTGCTTTAGAATCCGCTGCCAGTCCGACGCCTGGAAAAACTTTTTCATATTCTGACGATTCTATCATGTTCTTTGCCTTACGTCCAAACCTGATTGCTAATTCTCCTGTGTGAGTTGTTTGAATTAACTTGGCTTTTGGATGGCGGCCCATGAAGAACGCCGGAAATAAATTTGATGCAAATTCTGATTTTGTGTGTCTTGGTGGCATATTGACAATAAGTCTTTTGAGCTCACCATTGGCAATACGATTTAGCTTCTCAGCATAGATCTTATGATGATGTCCTTCTACAAATTCAGGCCAAACTGTTTTAACAAACTTTAAAAAATCACCTTGTATCTTTTCGCGCTTATCATCTAAGGCGTTTTTAAGAATTAATTTTAGCGTGTTTGTATCTAAGGATTCTAAATTAGAAACGTTTTCCATTTTTTAAAAATTTTTAATCTTTTTGTCCTCTATATCTGTGTTTTAAAGGTTTTTTTGGCATTTTACCTTTAGGCCAATAATGAGGATTATTTTCAGCACTACTTATTAAATTATTCAAACGCGTTACCTTGCTCTCATCTGGTTTCATTTTATATTTTTTATAAGTTAATATAGTATCTAACTGATTTTTTAGCCTTCTGCTTAGTCCCTGATTTTTGGGTTTGTTTTTTTTTAAAATTCTATTCGCTTTTGTTATAAGTTTTGATAGTGGTAGTACAGGCATACTTTCTCCTTAAACGTTTTCCATTTTTTAAAAATTTTTTAGGGACTCCAATTATAACGTTTTTATACATGATTGTCACTCTCAAACTCAACCTTCGCCACTTCTAGGGGAGGTAGACGAAAAAAGGGGGGTTACCCCCTTCGAAGATTGAGACCGGGCGGCGAACGCAGTGAGCCGCAATAAGTAGTATCCCGGGCGCGAGTTATCCACAGGTTATCCACAACTTATTACATTTAGCTATTGACATACTTATCCACAACTTAATGCAATTAGCTATATAATCTATTATCAATCTATGATATTCAGTAATAATAAATAGAAAGGGAATTAACAAATGCCAAACGAAATAATAACTGCAAATAATGTTAATATTGCACCATTAGTTGAAGAACTAAATGCTTATGTTAAGACAAAGCAAGTAGGTGATGTTAACTTTGAAGAAATACTATCTAAACTACCAAAGACTAACAGTCCAGATTGGAAACTAATATCTGGAATACTATGCAATTCAATAGTTGAATGGGCTAGTCAAAACGCAAATGAGGGAGGGAAAGATTTACTCATTCACTTACAATCAGATATTGGTTATTTGATGAAGAGATTAGGGTTAACTGATAGTTAATTCCCACTAACTATATCAAGTCTTTTAATCCTATAAATTAGGGCGATAATCTTCCGATAGTCGCCCTTTTTTTATGCCCGGGCAAAAGTTATCCACAGATAAACTTGAATATATTTAAATTTGGGTCAAATTATTAGTATAGGGTGTTGAGTCCTCAGAAATTTTACTATTTTATATAATATGAAACAAACAAAAACATACACAATAACAATCACAGAAGAAGAGCTAAAAGAGATTAAAAACGACATTAGTCTTAAAGCTATGAGTGGCAAACTAGAGTTTGATACAACAGCTTATATCATTGGTAAAGCTATTCACAAACAGATTATAAATAAGGAAAAAACCAAAAAATAAGGAGTTATTATGACAATCATAATAGTAATCGAATATCACTAGCCCTTAGGGGCTAGTTTTTTTATGTCCTAATATCAACGCCATCTCCTTCAGGTGAAGACGCCCGCTGCCCCGGGAAATCGAATCATGTTGATAGTTTGATGTGTTAGGAGTTTGGGAGTTTGGGAGTTTGAAGGATCGCGCCCGCCCGGGCGAAAGTTATCCACAGGCTATCCCCAAGTTTATCCACAAGGGAGTTTGGAGTTTTGAGGGGTTTCTTACTTACTAGTAGTTTTCATCTACCCCTCAATGTTGAGGCAAGAGCCGAATAACTCCGTTTATCTTGCCTCATCGAGTATTATGAGGGTGCTTTGCAACGACTTACCTCATACCTAACTCAGTAATCATTATATCATCAAATGTAATCCATCACAACCCTTTCTTCATTTTTCTTGTGGGTAAATAATTTACGCAAATTCAGTTGCCGGGATCACCCGGTGCCTTCACCAGCTCCGAGACCCAAGGACCACGGAACAAAGTTTGAACTATAGGGAGTTTGGGAGTTTAAGGCATAAAGCACCACATCACCCATATAATAATGGCTATTTTCAAGGGTATTATCATTAATAAGTAATCCATTTATCTCTCTTTCTTCCCATCCTGCAGCTCACGCTGCAGCTGCGTTTATACGCAACACCTGTGTGCTTGTCAACCCGGGACATCAATAAATCTGCCAAATATTTACCCTGAACTCCGAAGTTAACGGGATCGCGCCCGGTGCCTGAAGTGCAGCCCACCAAAAATCCCAGAAACCTTAGGTTTTATACGAAAGGGAGTTTGGGAGTTTGAAGGATCACGCCCAGGGCCCTGCTGGTCCCGGGCGCAACTTATCCACAGGTTATCCACAGGTTATCCACAAGGGAGTTTGGGGAGTTTGAAGCTCCCCAAACCTATGGTTTAATTTTGTGTTTCGGGCTCTTTATTAAATAAATTACCTAAGAAACTTGTCTGTGCTTCCTCGTGTGCTTCCTCCACACGTTTCGCATTGCGTGTCATAACGGGAACAACCCCATCATAGTGATTCGCAATCCTATTTAATACTTCGTTGTTTTCTTCTAAAGTATTAGCAATCTTTTCTAATACTCTTATTAAGTCTGTATCCATAGTTTACTCCTATTCTATTTCTAGAAATAGAGAGGACATCGAGCTTGACTATTTCCTTGATTAACTAGGACACAATGCCCACCTCAATCACTCTCTATTTCTGTCATCATTATAACATTTTCGAATCACGAAATCTACAACTAGTTTAAATTAATTGTGGATAACTTTTCGAGCTTCACGATCTTTGAACTTTTACCAGCATGGTACGCTGCGTACGCTGCAACCAGGGCCCGGGATCCTGAACCGTGATGCGAGCTCCACGAAAAAGGTAGAGTTTATAAGGAGTTTGGGAGTTTGACCCCAGCTGCCTGGTGAAGGGCCCGGGCTAATTCAGGGAAGGCGTCAAGGAATTTTTGGCGGAAAATAAGGGTTTTGGGAGTTTGAGCTTGACAAAGAGCTGCGCGCCGGGCGCCCGGCCACTGGAACTTATCCACAGGTTATCCACAAGAAATTTATGTATGGGGAGTTTGGGAGTTTGAAAGTACTTGACATAGATCTAGGTCCTCGAGCCTTCCTTCATATAACCCGGGCACTTGAAACACGTTGTTTTGGCCGAGGTCCTTGGTTTTGCAGCCGTGAAACAATTTGACATCGCCGCTGACAGGCAGGCTAACCAGGATATAAGATGGTGCTCCTGCTAATGCATGACGCATATTCCAGGCAATTTGGAAGGGTGATAGAGTTATCTTATTATTACTTCCTACAACTTTTAACTCAAGTGTAAAGAAACCTGTATCTTTATGAAATACTAAGCAATCTGGGAATCCTGGTGTAACATAACTTTCAAGACGCGAGACAACATATTCACCATTGTCTAAGTATGTCTTTAAAGTCTTCCAAAAATTTGTTTCCGTCTTTACGGTCATACTTCTTCTTGTTCTTTACTATCTTCTGACGCCACTGGCGTGATGTCCTTAGGTCCTTCGCTATCGGATTTCTCTTCGACAGAAATGACAGTTTTATTTCCTTCTTTTTTAAATTCACCTGTTAATCCTAATTCCTTTAATTGTTTTAAAACGTCTTCTCTAGACATAGAGTCAATAGAACCCGTTCTGATTTCTTTTCTATCGATGTACAATCCTGCAGCTTGCCCCCGCAACCGCTCAGCATTAACAGCAGCACTATAAGACTTTTCAGACAAAGATTTCTCACGTAGCCTCGCCAATTCCTGTACATGCTTATTTAACTTTACCTCGTGTGTCTTTTCAATCTCAGCTCTTCTCTTAATTATAGCTTCTACAACCTTTGGATATCTTTTACCATTTAATAATTCAGATGCTCTTACATTAGCGCTGTCTTCGTTATAACCAGCTTGTCTTGCACATTCTGTTGGAGTCAATCTACCCTCATTCTCAGAATATATTTTAACAAATACACGCTGTTTATCCGTCAATCCATCAGCTCTGATTGGATACTTTTTTGACATATTTGTGGCACCACTTGTGGCACCTCTCAATCTCTTATCTACCATGGATAACTCCTTGATATATGTATATATTTACTCATTTTATTTTCTAAAAAACAAAAAAGTGCCTTGCGTTGTCTAGAGTAGTGACACATAGGTGACACAACATAACTCATTGATTTATATAAATAAATCGACAAATGTGTCACTGTGGCACCACTTTTGATCCCGGTACAAAAATAAAAAAAACTTTTGAGCAAATATATCACTATACGTGCCACATTACAAAATATAAATTGACCGATTTCTGCCATTTCCTCTTCCTATCCATCCTCTTCTGATTAATTGATGTACAAAAGCATGCACATGGGCCTTGGACCGCGAGCCCATCAACTGTTTTATCTCTTCATACGACGGGGCAAAATTATTCGCCTCAATATAGTCCTTGATGAGATTATACACCTCCATCTGTCGTGGAGTGAGTCCTTGTTTATCTAATTTCTTTGAGGCCTTTGGCATTTGGGTGTCCTAAATAGTCTTTTCGCACTTGACGCATCATCTCATTATGCCCCCATTCGTCAATCGCTTCTTTGGTTATAGATTTCTCTAATGTTTCTTGTAATTCCTTTTCCTTCTCTGTCAATTCTATTCTAGATGGTCCTTTTTTCTTTACGTAAGTGTGAACTTTCGCAAACGTAATAATATATTTATCCGCTTTTGGGCGTACATACCCACGTGCTGGATCTAGTCCAGGATACTCTGGATCTGGCTGCGTGTCAAAATGTTCCTTGATGTACGCTTGTACAGCTTCTTCATTCTCAAACTCTTGTACCACCTTTTGGATGACACGTTTATTATCCCACAAATTAATTTCGTACGTCGGCATGTCCTACACTCAAATATTCAATTTTCTTTACCCACCCTTTTGGTACGGTAATATATCTTCCTCCATGTTTATCATCCGGGTCCGTGCACCACGAGCCCATAATAACAACACATTTATCATTATTCTTAATCATCCAACCAACATCCATGCAAGTAGCAAGTTCACCCTTCATTATTGTCTCAAGATCCTGCCATCCAGTATCACCGTCCAGCGCATCCATCCAGGTGATACGCACCATTGGAATAGAATTAATATCCATTTAATGTGTTTTACCCATCCACTTCGCACTAACACGATCAAATCCCTCCTGTACATGACGTTCATCAGGTGTTCTATTTTCACGCTTTGATTTATCCTCTACAAATTTATCTATAATCTCTATTAGCATTAATGTAGGAAATGTCACACCGTGTATTTTAACATTCACCTGTAATTCATTGACAACTTCATTAAAGTCCCACATCTCATCTTCAGCCTTAATAAGAATATCATAAATCTTCTTACCGGCTGCTGCAACTTCTTTTATCATTCTATTTCTCCTAAACGTTTACACCTTTTATTGGCTTATCCATTGTAAAGTGTATATTAAATGCAAGCGAACGTCGCTCACCTTCAGACCTAAATGGATACACTTGATGTGTAAGCCATGAAGGAAACAA